TAGAGAACCCAAATAACTTGGACATGATTTATGTTCTAAATTTTCCTGTGACTATTTATTAGCCATCAACTGGAGGTGCTGTGGAAGCACTAACTCCAGGTGCCAGGATATTGATAGATTGTACTTGGAATTCTACGGTAAATTCCTCAAGAGTATCGGAACTATCGTAGGAAACATCAATCTGTGAAACGTTTGTTGGGAAAATATCAACAAACTCGTACTGTGCCAGAACAGCATTTGCAGTACCATTATTGTTCCTACTTGATGCAGTAGCACCGCGACCCAGTTGATAAACAACTGCATTGGTCATGTAAGAACCAGGACTGGTAGCTCCAAGGTTGTTATCCAACTTGGCAATCTGTTCGGTCCACTCTTCCATCGCTCTTCTTAAGTTGAACGATTCGTCATTGATAATGGTAACTGTCCAGGTATCAATGGTTCTATCACCAGCAACTTTAAAGGTTCTACCTCTAAATGGAACATCGATTGCAGCGATATTCTGTGCAGGCAGTGCTGCTGCCTTACACATAAATTTGAAATCGTCTGCTGCCCATGTACCAGTAAATGCTTCTGGAAGTGTTGCCAACTCAACCTCAAATAGATTGGGGCGGGCACCGCCGCCAATCAATTTGGATTTAAAGGTGGAGATTGATGTATTGGGTCTAGTACCCGTTCTTTTGTTGTCCGCCATTAGTGTATCCTCCTATTGTTATTTAGATAATATTATCAAACTCTACCAGCTACTTCTTCAAAACTAATCCCGGTACGGGTAGCAACGAAGGAGAGCGTGATGAAGTTGATGGACTTCGCAGGTTTCAGGAAGATATCTGCCCTGAATTCATTGTTATCAATAACATCAGGTGTGTTGTTTGAAGTATCACAAACAACCAGGAATCCAAAGAGACCTCTCTTTGCCTGAACATCGCGGAGGTAAGGTTCGACAATGTTTCTGAAGTTTGCTCTCGTTAACTCATCATTGAGTTCAAAGAGTTGTGCTTCTGCCGCTCTTTCAAGTGCTTGCTCAACTGTTAGGAACAGACGGCGAACATTGATTCTGTCGAATGCAGATGAGTAAGACAGTGCAGTCTTATCACCGAATAGCAGAGTTCCAACACCTGGTTTTGTAACCAGAGAGTTAATTCTCAGAGGATACAGTTTGTCTCTCTGTGCCTTGGTTGGGTTGTATGCAAGTTTAATTGCATTGTTGATAACTCCACGCTGCTCACCTGCGGGCGAGAACCATGGATATGCCTCAAGTGCGGTTCTTGCCATCAGTCCAGCAACGTCAGCGTTGGTTGGAATGTAGCGGAACTTGTTATTGAAACGATCATAAGTGAACTTATAACCAGTATCAAATGTCGCGTAGGAAGAAGAATTAAGAACCGAGTAATACTGAACCAGGTTATCAGTCTGGGTTGTAGTATTGGTTACATTAACCAAGTTTGCTCTGTGGGGTCCAATGACCGCCATACAATCCTTTCTTCCTTCTGCAAGAGAAATTAGATAGTTTGCTTTTGCTTGAGTCTCTTGCTCATTGGTCAAACCAGGACCCATGATCAGGTAGTCAACTTCAATCTCATCTTTGTTCTCAAAGAGTTGATAAGATGTTTGGAGGTTACCAAGCGAGGTGGACATTCCACCGTTATCTCCTGTAGCAGGAATTCCACCGGAGTAATCTCTACCACCGCCAAGGGTGTAAGATACGTTACCGAGAGCACTGAAAGTTGTGTCTTGTGCAGATTGTCCCCAAAGACCACCACCTACGCTTACAGGGGTGAAGGACGATGCCTTAGTTCCAGAAACAGAGGTGAAACCAACTGCTCTAGGCACAGTGTTATGGAAAGTATCTGCTGCATTAGATGGATTACCAGCAGCGAACAGATTTGCTGAGAAATCTGCCAGATAGTCTTGATAGTATACCTTCTGTGGTGCATTGACATTGGAAACAGCATCAATTGCCTTGGAAAGACTGAGGTGTTTCTCAAGAATGTTACCTTGAATTCCACTAATCGTTCCTTCGTCATCAACGACAACAATGTGCATTGCATCGCCATAACCATTTCTAGAAGTAGAATAGTTGTTAGCGATTGGTTTTGGTGCCAGTGTCTTCCAGAAAACAGTGCTATTAGTCAAACTCAGTTGTTGCTGATCATACCAGTCAACAACTGTGCTTGCTGTTACATTGTATCCAAGACCAGTACTGTTAATACCGGAAGAATTGACAAAGTGTAGTGCTTCTCCAGCAACAAATGAAGCTCCAGCATTTGATTCTGCATAGGTGATTCTAGTTTCAGTTGCACCACCACCTACGGTTTCTACACGAGAAACCACCTTAATATCAAGTGTACTTGCCCCACCGCTAGCATCAGTATTAATGCCGGTAATAATACCCTTCAGGTATCCCACAAAAGCAGTAGTGGTTCCAAGTCCAGCAATTGTAGTGCTAATTGGACTGGTAACACCAAAACCAATAGTAGCACCTGATTGATCTGGTGCAGTGGTTGCAACACCAACTCTTTGGTCTGCAAGATCGTCAATAGTGCAAACTTTTAAACCATTTGCCCAAGAACCAGGATTCTTAGCAGCATAGTTATAGTTTGTTGCTTCGTCGTAGTTATTAATATAATCGTCGTAGTTTTTGATACACAGAGTGGTGGTGCTTGCAATACCAACACCAGCGTTTGCGTTCTTAAGGTTAGCGCCGTTAGTTCTAACTACCTTCAGAACTCCACCATATGAGAGATAAGATGATGCACTCATCCAATACTCATATTGCGAATCCGTTGAAAGTGGCTTACCGAAAACGCCGATAAGGTCCTGCTCAGTAGTTACATCAATAGGATCATCTACGGGTCCAAGCGGGAAGGGTCCTGCAATAGCACCAATGTTGTCCAGTACATTACTAGCTCTCCCTACTGTTAAGTCAACCTCCCTGACTAATACACCGGGAGATAATTGAGGAGTCGCCATGTTTTGTTTCTCCGTTAATCTCAGTTTGTCTAGGAATATTTATTAAAAGGAGGGTTTTCACAGGGGAATCATGACGTGAACTACCAATCTGGATATTCCCATTTATCTGAAGATTTTTTTACTCTTTTTTTACAGCACTCTTTACATTCATAAGAGTATGATGATGCAACGGCACCTCTATCTTTTCTTGTTCTATAGAATCCATCAACTAAATTTTTAATCTCTCCACATACTCTACATTTTCTATCTTGAAGCAATAGATGACCCAGTTTAATCTGACCATCTAAATCCATTATCTATATTCCCACATGTAAGATCTATCTCCATACTCATCTATAGCAGCACTAAACCACCTATCACCATCATTATCAACAAAACTTGAATCATCTAAACCATCACTCATAAATCCAAATGGTGACATATCCTGTTCAATTTGATTTTTTTGTTCCTCATATAATCTTTTTCTGACATCTTGATCTGTCAGTTCTTTAAAATAGTCTTGTGCAACTAACCATGCATATATTACCAGGCACATTGCAAGGTCATCATTACATCCCTCTTCTGCCTCAAATGAATTATGTTTTGATATGAATGTAGTTAGTTCTGAGATAATCTCATAATCATTGAAAATAACTTTGTCACTCTCAATCATTGTTTTGAGGTTAAGTGATCCAACTTTTTTGACAGTCTTACTCATCTTAACGCCAAGTTGAGTTTTCTTTCCAGAAAATCCTTGTCCAACAATTTGCCCTGCCCTACCTCTCATAGAACACATCAATAAATTTTGATACTCTAAATCATATTGAATAATACTTGCAACCTGATCTCCAATATCATTAACTTCGCATAATATAAATGCATTGTTATAATTTTTAGATACATCATAAATGATGTTTGGAAAAAGCATTGGTTTTATATCATTATTTCTATACTTTGCAACTATCTTATGTGGGAACTGGGTGATGTCAACCACAATAAAAGCAGAGTAATCTTCACCAACACCTCTAGCTACGTCAACAGTGCAAACGTAATCATGATTCTCTATTGGTAACTCATATACATCTAATCCTGCACTCTGCTTTATTGGTGCATCATATACCAGAGTTCTTAATTTACTTGGTGCAATCAGCGTATCAACTGATCCCAAGAACTCACACTCAAACTCAACCTTAAATTGTTGCTCTGACGTGTTAGCAATGGTCTGTTCTCTCCACACATCATCCCTACCAGGGACCTCAGACCAATGAACATCAGTAGGGATATATTCGTTCTTTCCTCTCTCCGCATCATGCCACATGCGGTAGAAGTGATTCATTCCGTGTGGCGTCGAGACAATAATAACCTTCGTATTTTTACCACTAGTAATAGTAGGATAAACAGAGGCAAAAAACGAATCAGCAACGTGATTTGGAACAAATGCAAACTCATCCAAAAAGAGTATATTGAATGACATACCTCGGACAGCACTTGCGGAAGTTGAAGCAGCAAGAATTTTGGATCCATTTTCTAACTCCAGTGAACCTCTATTCCATACTAACACACCTTGCTGCATCCACTTAGGTAAGTTCTCATATGCAGTTTGTAATCTATTTAAGAGTTCCCTTGCCGTGGCTGCTTTGTTCGCCAGAATACCAATATTAACACTGTCATTGAAGACAGCATAATGTAGCAGGTAAGATACCACAGTTGTGGATTTACCGGTCTGCCGTGGCATCTTACAGATATTAAATCTGTGTTCGTGGAAATTATTAATTAATTTTGTTTGAAAGTCATAGGGATGAAACTGTGTCAATCCCTCATCAAGAGAAACAATCTTGATATAGTTGTTTGCAAAATAAACAGGGTCTTCCTTACACCGCATGAATTCTAGGATTTGATCCTGAGTGAATTCTATTGGTGTATTTGCCTTTTTTAAATTTGGATTGCCAAGATATACATTATCAGACATAATTTACTCAGCAATTCCACTTTCTAAGAGATTTATTGATTCTGCTATCTGGATCGTTTGCAGTTTTAGAAGAAGTCAATTTCTTTTTCATTCCTTTCATTCTAGCGCAGAACGATGCGCGGCGGGGATTTCCAACCTTCTTGCTTGGTGCCTTAAGGTCAGATCCTGGATTTTCTCTTTCGTAAGACTTTCTTCCTTTTTCGTTGAGACCACCTTCTTTATTTTTCCCTGCTTTCCTTGTCCACGCTGCTGCTTCTGCATGGAGGACTGGTTGCCCTGGTTCATAGTCCGAAACTGTGTAAGTTAATAGTTTCGCGCCAGGATACACTTTATCAATTTGATCTTGAATATCAGATCTATTTGGTAAAGATACTTGAGGGAAGAACATCTTCAACATGACAGATTGACTTCTAAATCTGAAGATGACATTAACAAGATTACCAGTCTTTGCTGGCATTCTTACGGCTTCCTCAATAGGTCCAGGACATTCTTTCATGCCATGAACCGGACACTCTTCACCTTTGTGGTTATGCATGCAACCTTTCTTTTCATCTAAAGGAGTTTTTGATACAAGTTTGAGTTCGTCTTCTTCTTTTTTGACACAGTTTGGATATCTTTTTCCAAACATAGTCTTCATGCCTTTTTTCTCATAACCTTTCCAACATTTTTCATCAAGATTATCTTCTGAGATACCTGCTTTTCTAAGTCTCTTTGCCTGACTCTTATGCATCTCAACTGCCTTGTCTAACTCTTTAGCAATACCCTTTACATTCTTGGGGGTATCATGCTTCTCATCGAGCATTTCACTTCCAATACCCTTTGTTGCTTCCAAGGGTTCTGGTGTTATGACATCTACAGTTTCGTAATCTGTTGGAGTGTAGTTATCTCTCCAGTTGGAGAATTCTTCCTTCTTAGTGCTATTACCCCAATTGGCAGCACCTTTTTTACGACACTTGACCAGTGCTCCTGACGCATATGCACTTGGCCAAACTTTATAGCGTGACTTGACTTTATGATAGCAAGCGTCTTTTTCTCCCGCTGCTTCATCAATCTCAATCTCGTCACCTACTTCAACATTATTTTCTGCGAACCATCCACGGTTTACCTCTAGAGCGCACAGAACTTCTCCTTCGGAAGTTACTGGGGTTTCGTCATATGGTTCTAATTGTTTGATGCTTTCTACTATTCCATCCTCTGTGATGAAAGCGATGTCAAGAGGAATTTTTGTTTCTTTCATATAAAAGGACTGCTGATCAACTTCATCAAAGATGAATAGCATTCCACTATTAATATCCAAACTCTCACGGAACATGAGTCCCAGATTAAAATCTCTAATGTTATTAGGAATCTCAATGTTGAGTGGTAAGGTTGTAAATTCTTCAGTTTTCACGTTAATTGCCTTCCCTTTTCTATCTGGATTTGGATCTTTACGATTCTTACGACGAAACGCTGCGTCCTCTTCTTTTTTACTGAGGTTGCGCTTCATCTTACTGGAACCACACTTTGGTTTTGTGGTTTGTCCAGGTTGTCTCGCACAGGGTTTCCCTGCGTATTTACCGCCCAATTGAACCCAACCAGGCTTCCCATCAGAAGAGCGACTCTTGCTAAACCAGTCGCGCAAAGAACTATCACCACTTTTCGATTCACTCACCGATCCCCCGTTGGATCCACCATTGCCACTCCCATTCCCATTACCACCATTGCCATTACCATTGCCATTACTACCACCATTTTTCTTATCATCAATAGAGTGACCATTTTCTTTACGAAGCATTCCCTTTGGGTCTACCATGAAACCTCTGGGAATTGCTTTACATACTTTATCAGTATAGCAGTAATATTGTCCTGCTTTACATTTGCCGTTCTTCTGCATTCAACCAAAGAGAGTGTCTACTCCTTGTTATTTATTAACTTAAACTTCTAACGCAGTAAATACAACCTTAAAAGTTGTCTCTGATGAGAATGCTGGATGTCCTATCAATCTAAGTGCTCCACCACTAATATCAGATGAGAATGTAGCAACTCCTATTGGTTGATTGATTATGCCATACTCAGCCTGATATGTATTAGTGCCATCATGAATAATATTGATGGTTGACATATTATAGTTAGTCCCTCTTGTAACCTGAACCTGATAATTCACAGATCTATAAGTCGATGCACTTATGGACATTACGACTGCAGCATTTGTGCTCGTTGTAGTTAAAATGCCAGACTGTATATCACCAGCGATCAATTCAAGATTAGTTGCTGAAACAGGAGCAAATGTAAATTCTTCTGACGAAGCATC